TAGAGAATCTTCCTGATAGGTTAGAAGTGGCCTCAACAAGAACAGGGCCGATAGTAGTTACTTATGATTGGGTTGAAGCAGGATATGATACTGTAACACCATTAGCAACAGGACAAAATGGAGAACCAAAGAACGACCTTTCCGACCACTTTATTTATTACATTATGGATAGAGGTCCAACCCCTGCGGGTGCAGAAGCATTTAATAATGCTATGGATGTATTTACAGACCCTGATGTTAACGTAAGTGACCCTAATACATTTGGTCATTACCAACAACAAATCATATGTCAGAATTCATCGGCACCCGGATATACAGGTATTACAACATTAAATGGTTCCGGTGTAGCAAAAACATCTTCTTGGGTTACTGTTACAGGAACATTAAAATCAGATAGAGATATAGTTTCAAGCGTTTCCGCTCAACCATCAAGTGCTGTTAATGGAACATACCACATTAGCCCTGCCAATATTACTCATGCTAATGGGTCAGCAGGTAGTTATGGTGACGGTGTGCATTTAACAGTAGTAGTATCAGGTGGAAGTAATCAAATTACATCAGTTAAACCATATAGAGGTATTTGGCCCGACACTGATATTATTAGATGGGAAGGAAGAGGTTGGTTAAACTTAGCAGGTAACACATTAACTATTTCAGCAGGTCAATTAGGAAGTGGTTCATCTACTGCTGTTATTACAATAGACGCAAATGATATTGAAAATGAACATAGATTGTATATGTCCAAACTTACATCAGGAGGATTTGACCCCGATGGTGCTTTTGTTAATGGTGCCGCACACTACACATATAGAGGTGCTTTTTATGTTGCACCATATGGTGAAGGTGCTTGGAATGCCTCAAATGCCTCCGGTGGTTCAGGTTCTCCATTTGGGTTTAGTTCAAGTGGAACATCATCACAATATTATGACCGTTATCATACTGATGGTAGCAGTATTCCATATCACCATATGCATCATATTGAATCATACAATCCCAACCTTATGTTAATGGCTTCTTCTAATTTATTCTTAGATAGCAATTGGTATGATAGCAGCGCCAAACATAGACACGTTCATGCTTATACGGGTTCGCCAACATATCAACCTTCTTCGTATAATACAGGTGAAAAGTTTGGTAACGTAAATACCTATGATTGCACAGGGTTAATGATACCATACGTTGTAAGGGGTAATAGAAGAGATGGTGGAACAGCAACCGCTCAAGGTAATCTTGATGCTGGTTTATGGAATCTAAGTAGTGTCACGCAAAACAGGTATTTTATGACTTCAAGAGTTCTTGATAGAATGGGAACTTGGAATGATTCGCGCTCTACTACTAATATTGGTGCAGGTATTTTCTACCTATATTATGATATGATTGGGATTGTAGGAACAGATGCTTCCAATATATCAATTGAATATAAAATTATGCAAGAAAACGGGACAGCGGTAACGGCACCACAACTTGCTAATGATTTTGATAATGTAGACCGAGTTCCCCAATTAGGACAATTCAAAACATCAAGTTCATTTAATAGTTCGGGTCCATCAACAATAAAAAAGGGTGCGACTATCCCCTTAAACATTGGTGAAGTAAGAACGGATGGTGGCAAGCACGAAGAAGCATTAGGTGATAACTATGTAGGTATGGCAGAAAATCTTAATTTCCCCGTTTTAGCATTAGGTGTAGACTATTCAGGTAGTTCACCTGCCGCTGCAATTACATATTCACGACAAAATGGACCTGCTGCGGGTGCTGATATTAAAAGTAAAGTATACACATCTCCTTTAATTCATACTAACAGAAGTCATCATGATGACCATACAGTTGTATCAAAAGAAGTAAAATCAATTGATATAGCACAAATGGCTGAGTGGTATTTCAAACCTATTCTTAGAACCAATGCTTCCAACGTATCAGTAAAAGATATTAATACTAACGAATTTAATAGTTCAGGTTCTGACTTAGCAGTAAGTAATCGAATATCAATGGTTGGAACATATGCTTCACCTGATAGATGTATTATTGCTATTGAAGATATTGACCGAACAAGTGGAACATATGATGGACGCCATGATTCAACAGGTGTTGCTAATGCTGTTCCTCATACTAACGTTTGGGTAAATTTTGTTAATGATTTAACGGGCTATTATTTGGTATCTGAAGAAGGTAAATTAAGCGATAATAACGATAGCACTTATAGTTACAACGTAGAAGGTATTGTTCCTAAAAATATACATAAGATTATTTCTCATACTATTAACGATAAAGGGTATAAATTGACTCACTATTTAGAAATTGATAATACTACTTATTCAGGTGGCGCACCCTCAGTATCTACTAAATATAGAGTAATGAGAATATCCCATAACTGCACTTATGATTTTACACCTAATGAAATAGAATTATACAAAATGACTAAAACTTACACTCGTCAATTTAGAGAGAATAAATGCTTTGACAATATTAAAAGAATTGAATTCCAAAGTAACTTTCAGTCTGATAGTGAAACTAATGAAGGTATATTCTCAATGTATTTACCCATTGATAGTGACGGTAGAAGCACATATGTTACCTCAAGAGAAGATAATGAAGTTATTACTACCAATGGTGCTAATAACACATTTAAACATAATACTTCTTATGATTGTATAATGACCGATGGTAATGTAGATAATAATATGTCTGTATTATTTCAATATGTTGATTCGACGAGTGGTTCGAGTTCGTCATCAGGAGAATCTCTAAGTTATAGACCTTCTACTAAAATTATATTTGGTGGGCAAATGTTTAATTCACATGGTATTCTATCAATCGGAGAAACATTCACTATACAAACTTTCTTTAAACCTCAGATGGCAAGTAATAGATGTAGTATTGGTTCTACATTTGATGTTGATGACGAAGCAGATGATATTATTAATGACATATTAGAAAGTAATAATATTACATACACTAAAGATACTACTTCTACTGATAAATATTACGTTGGACCTTTGGTTGTAGGATTAGATGCGTATAACGTTATTAGTGGGGTAGCCGCATATAAAGGTAAAAGAATGGATGTAGATGGAACAGATGTTACCTTAAGAGATAAAGTTTTAGCAAATGATTATACCACAATATCGTTAAGTGAGCATGATGAAGATACACAATTAATAAGTTTAAAAAGAAACAAATCTACTTACGATTTCTTTAACGAAGTGATTGTATACGGTGATGGTGTTAAAGGAGTGGCAAGAGATAGAAAAAGTATAAAAGAAACTAATAGAACTATTACTAAGGAATTAGTAGATTTATCTATTAAGATTGAAAGTCAAGCATACGATAAGGCTTACAATTATCTTACTATTTTTAGAAACTTAAGTAATCAGATTTCTTTCCAAATACCCAAATACAAATTACCTTATGTAAAAACAGGACAAATAATTTCTTTAGAATACCCATCGGAACATATACCTAAAACTGATTATTCAATTCTTGATATACAATACAAAATGAATGGTCTAATGGATGTAACTGTTGGTGAATATAATAAAGACTTAACCCAAACTATTGCTAATTTAATAAGTGAAAATAAAAAACAAGCAGGAGAGATACGAGGCAGTAGATATACTGAACCATCACCAACTATTACTGAAGCGATTGAACCTAAAATTACTGAAAGAAGAATAACAGTAAGTCAATCCTCACTTTATTCAAACCTGTTCGGATTCGGAACTTATGCTAAATTCTCATTTACTACCAAATTTGGGTTCGATACAAGTGGGGTAACAGGCACAACGGTTATATTAGACGAGGATTTAACAGAATAACGGGGGTAACACCATGATAACAGAAGGCGGAAAAACAAAAGTGAGAAATTTAGTAAGCGGTGATTTTACCGTGATGAAAATAGGTAATGGTGGAGATAGCACAAATCCAAATGCTGTTGATTTAGATTCTCCTATCGCAAGTGTTACTACTACAAATACAACAACAGGTCAAAGTTCAATAGATTTTAAAGGGACTTTTTCAGGTAGTGCAATTAGTGGTCAAACAATTAAAGAGGTTGGTATCTTCAATACAGATGGAACGCCCGTAATGTTAGGTCGAATTAATTTTAATGATATTGGTCCCTTTACCAGCACAGATTCAATTGATATAGTAGTTACAATGGAAATAGAGTAAGGTGATAACATGGCAGATACAAATTTCGCAAATCAAAACAATATAACAACATTCTCCGGTGCAACGGGGGCAGGGGCAATAGCAGATAATACAGACCATATTCATACAGGTATTGTTAAGGTCTTAGAAGCATACTCAAGAGGTAATTATGTTCTTGATTATGGCAATTTACAACAAAATGATGGTGGCACATATACTATTTTTAAGTTTGATGGTAATGTCAAATACTTTAGAGATGGAGTATTAACTACTGCTACACCAGCACAAGTAGAAATGACTGCACCTCATGGAACCCACGATAGATATGATTTCTTAGTTATTGCTTCAGGTGGTGCATTAGCAATTAGAGCAGGTGGGGCTTCAGCAACACCAACAGTATCAGCATTGACAGCAGGTGATGTTCCTGTTGCTCTAATTAAAGTTGTAGCAGGGGCAGGTAATAAACCAATTAACAGACCACTACAATTATATGGATTCGATAAATCTTCAAACTCATTAAGTATTGGTTACAATAGTAGCGGTTATACAGAAATGGCAAAAATTACTGCGGCAAGTGGTGGGACAACAATTGAAGTCCCTACTGCGGGTGGAGATTTTGTTATTGATAATACTGATGCTGATAAAAAAATTGTAATGAGGTTAGGAACAGATACGAGTGCAACAGCATTTGAAGTCAGAAATAATTCAGATGCGGCTAAGTTTAGTGTAGATGGGGCAGGGACAGTTTCTAATTTCACCTTAAGTGATAATCTTACTATTGGTGCAGATGCAGATGGAACAGATAGAACAGTAACATTTGGGCATAGCACGTTAAAGAGCATTATGGGTATTGATGATAGTGGTGATGTATTTGCCATTAACACCGATGCTACCTTTGAATCTACCGCAAGTGACAATGACTTCTATATTGATGCTTCAGGTAATGCTTGCCATAATGGACAATTAACAACCGTTCAATCCCCTACTGTTAAGACAGCACCTAACTTTTTTAGTATGACTAATAAAACAAATGCGGCTGATATGGATGGAACAGGGGCTACTATCAATTGGTATCAATGGTATTATCATTCATCAAGTCCGGGGAATGAAAATTCAGGTGCTATTACTGTTGCTACTGAAACTGATTGGACTCACGATACGAACACAAGAGATTCCTTTATGGGCTTTAGTGTGGCTGATGCAGGGGTATTAACAGAAAGAATGAGATTAGCAAGTGATGGTGATTTACAGATTGATGGCGACTTGACTATCACAGGTGGTAATATCACAAATAACCTTACTCTTGATGGCGACCTTACTCTCAATAATGGTGCAACGATTGTTAATACAAGTTCGTCTGTTCTTACTATTACTGAAGCAACCACAGCATTCTCAGCGGCTGTTACAGCGGGTTCATCTGTTACTGCTACTACAACAGTTACAGGAACAACAGGACTTGAAACAGGTGGCTATCATAAAGTTGGTCATCTTGTTGTTGATGTTGGTGCAGGTCCGGCTACAATAGCGGCGGCATCTGACCACCGTATGTATTATCTTCATAATTGTGGTGGGGCTAATCTACAATTACCTGACCCAACAGCATCAGCAGGAAGGATTATTACATTAAAAAGTATTGACCCCGCAGGGCATGTAATTTTAATTCCTACTGCTGGTGTTATTGAAGGTGGTGTAGACCCTGCCGTTGTAACAACAGCAGCAAGAGCGGCAGGAGCAGGATTACCACCGGGGTATTTGGCTTTTACAGCCGCTAACCAATTAACATTAATGCCTCATATGTCAATTACATTACACGCTGTAACAGATGCAGGTGGTGGTGGCCTTGTTACAGGTTGGTATATCATTGAATGATGTAGTTTAAATAGTAATTAAAAAGATGGTGATATTAATGCGGGACTTAGATGAAATCCTTGAGAAAACTCAAAAGGAAAAAATAAATTGGTTAGTAGGTGAAGTTTATCTTATGAAGCATGAAATAAAAACTATTAAAAATAATCATCTCAGTCATATGAATGAGGATATAGTTAGTTTAAAGTATAGAGTTTATGTCATAGGCGCATTAATTGTTACATTTTTAACGGGACAAAATATCCTATTGTAGTGATAAAATGAAAATTCCAGAATTATGTGTCGAAGTCGGTGAAATGTCGGAATGTATGAGTGGAGATGTATTGCTTACTGCTTTACTGATTGAGTGTTGTGTATATTTTATTCTGTTTGTTTCTGGATTTAAAATAATCGAATGGGTAAAAAAGCAATACCATAAGCGCAAATAAAATAAAATTAAGGTAACTTAGGGAACTCCCAAAGGTCTAAAATTTTTGCGAAAAAAAATGGCCCCGCCCTCATAAGAGGACAGGACCAAATTAATTAACCACTTACCAAGTAGTTTCTATTTCTACATAATTTTCTTCATCGCTATCATAGTATTTAACAATGCCATTATCTTGACCATATTTCCAAAGGTCATATGTTAGTTGGGTATCTTTAATGCAATACTCAATTACAGCATCATACTCTTCATTTCTCCATTTGGCAACAGATTCAATACCTGACATAGATTTTGAATCGCCCAAGTTACACTTAACCAAATTATCCAAATGCACACGACGACCATTCTGTTTAGTGATATACGCAGAAGTATCAATACACCGTGTATCTTTTTCTTCAAGATACTTTCTTACAATGTATATGTCCATAGCATCTCTCAACACAGGTAAATCAAAGGCATTAATGTTATGCCCAAGAATACGTCCACCTTTTTGAAAGTGGTCATCAAGGTCAAACTTTAAATCTCTCAATTCTTTAAATTCAAAGTTACCACTTTTTGTCAAACTATCACCTAATGGTGCATCAGTATAAACAACACCTTTATCTCCATCCCATGTAACTGCACACGCGACTTTGAACATATGTTGGTTATGCCAACCACCAATCTCATTACTCAAATTTTTTGTTTCTATATCTAAACTCAATACCTTACTCATTTTCATTCACCTTTAATTTTACATATGTTTTATTAGTTCTTTCTTCATCAAATAAATGTTTAACAGAATCCCACTCACGGTAGAATTTATTTCTTCCACATTGTTGTAGTTTCCTGAATGTTTCAATCATAATCTTCTTGTCTACCCAACCATCAGTTCCCTTAACTTTATGCTTAACTTTACACGCCTTAAATGCTTCGATGTAAGCCCGCGTTTTATGTTTATCAGCAAGTCGTTTTGATGGCCTCTTTTTCAATTTTTCACTAAACCATGTTGTGATACTATCGAATGATTGGTCAGTTAATTGTCTACCCTGATTAACGTGACGAGCAGTTACTATATGAGTTCTTTCTGAAATAGCACATAATGTTGCCGCAATACAAATATTGTTAATCGTATTCATTAAGAAAGTATTTAATGCTTCATACACTTGGTCATTAAAATCTCCCATATACTTTCTCATCCCACGCCAAACAGTTTTCATTCTTCTATTTGCTTCAGGGGAGAATACTATTACTCTTCTCCTATCCCCATCTACTTCATTTAATCTGTCTTCAACCCATCTATATGTGCCATACAACATTTCACAGAACTCTTCTTGGAATACTACTTCACCTCTTCCATCATCTACTATGACCCCTAATAGGTCAAGATAATCTTCTTCCATTTGTATCTTCAATGATTCAGGAACTTCACGGACATATAACCACATACGTTGAAATACACCCTTTGTGAGAATTACTTTTTCTAATCCTTCAGGTGGTAGTGTGGTTGCCCATAAAGAACGTTGAGAGTCTACTACTAAGTCACGACCCCATTCTGTTAAACGTTTCCTAATTAAATGTGTTTCAGAATCTAACCTATTCATAAACTTTTGGAAAAGCATAACTGTTTCTTGCTTATGTTGCGATTCCTTGAAAATACCTGAATGCTCAAACTCATCAAATGCTATCATTCCACTTCCATACAATGCTCCATAAATTGTTTCATCAATTAATTCAGGTATATCGTATTCATCATCATCTCTTGCTTCTGCTCTATTATAGTCGGGGTTTGGCATATTAATTTTTAATGTGCCTAATAG